CAGGGATTATTGCAGACCGTTGATTTTAAACAAATCCGAGCAAGCTCAGCACGAAGAAATATGCAAGGAAAGAATGCGCGAGGCTTCAATGAGATACCGAAAGTAGTATTTGCGGTAACGGTGGTAACATGTTGTCGAAAGCCAACCACTGCCACCGGATTCAGCGTACAGCCTTAACATGGCTTTTGCAATATGTTACGTGTTATATGCTGGGCTTTCATGGCTTCACTGACTTAGATTAAATGAACAAAAAAATAAAAAGAGAAGGGATGGGGAAAACTTCTTTTAGAGTACCTAAAATTTAATACATACAGCAAAATGAAACGAATAGTTTTTTTATTAATGGCTTTAACTGCCATAGTTTTTACAAGTTGCGACAAAACTCCGAAACCGAATGCAGACAAGGAGTTACAGAAACAGACTGAAATTGCGATGCAGGAATCAAATAGACAAGTTGGAATGCCTGCAATCATCAATTTTCAGGAAAAGAAAAATCTGAAATGGATTTACGAATTGTGCGACCAAGAGGATTTAGTTTGCTATGCTTACTTATTTAATGAAATGCAGGGAACAATCGGACAATATTTAGGCGAATGCATTGGCTACGGAATACCGTACAGTACACAATTTAGTAATCCTGAAAAAATGGTTGATGGTGGAGAAATGCTTGGTTTTTCACTGCATAATTACGAAACAGTTCAGCCGCTTCCACAACCCGAACCAAACGGATTGTTTAAGCCAGAAGGATTGAGCGCAACATGGTTGATAATGCTTGACCCGGAAACTAAAAAGCCGCGACCTGTTTATATTGAACCGCAAATAATTGTTTCACCTTTTAAATTGAAATAACATGAAAAGAACAGTTTTATTATCAATAGTTGGATTTATCCTGTTTATCGGCTTGATGATTGGATTGAGCTACGCTTTTGGGTGGATTGGTGTTCATCAAACTAAAACTATCGGTAAAGCGCAACAAAATGCTAAACGGGAGGTTTTTGAGCAAACTCAAAGTTACGTTGAAGGCAAAAGACAAGCAGCCTTAAAATATTACAAAGAATACCAGCAAGCCGATGAAGATGCGAAAAAAGGTTTAAAAGGTATCGTTTCTCAGGATTTCGCAAACTTTGACGAGGACAAATATTTAACAGGTGAACTTCGCAATTTTATACACAATTGCAAGTACAATCCTTAACAGCTTTGCTGTATGCGGGCTGGGCTTTTTATTTTTTCATCGCACTGCACGGACTTTGATTAAATGAACTGCCCAAGCCTTGCATATAACGGACGAGTATATGGTGCGTTGTTGCACTGAACTAATTAAATAAACAAAAACTATGAATTTACACGGAAAGATTACAAAAGACACGGACGACAATGCACTATATACATTGTTAGGTGCTGTGCGTTACAAGAATTTTAGCGAATTGTATAACCGTTTGAAAAATGATGATGAATTGCACCAAGTTTTTAAATCTGACTATCTAAGTAGTGAAAAACTTGATAAATGGTTTGTACAGGAATTTGCAACACAAGAACCACAATGGGATTTAAAAACGATGATTGACGATGAGGACTACTTTGATTTAGTGCAGAGAATTAATGACGGTTATTCAATGAGCGGATTTGTACTTGCTCACGTTGATAGCGTTACAGATAAATATTATAGAGATGGGTGTCATTAGCATTGCACCTAACGGATGGCAATAAGAATAGTTGGCTTATCCGAGTTTGCAGAAAAGTTGAATTGAAACACAAATAAAAACAAAAATAGCGATGGATATTAGAACAGAAATGCACAGCAATATAAGTAAAGATGAAGCTTATAACCTAATGGAGAAGGGGCATAAGATATGCCATGAATATTATTCGGATAATGAATACTTAAAAATGAAAGATGGTGTTATTCGTGATGAAAATGGGTATAATATGGGAACTAAACACGGAGAATTTTGGAGTAAAATACAAAAGTGGGAGACTGGATGGATGACTACAAATGCGCGGTAGGCTTTTGTTTTTATTCCTACAAATTACGCAGAAACTTTCGCACGAAGCACAGCCAATTATTTTTATTGCGTGTTGTGCTTAACGAAGTGGCGTTTTAATGAAGCACAACGGTTGGTGTTTGTGGTGTTGCTTCACTGACTTTGATTAAATGAACGAAAGTAGTTTTTATTGTTTTTTTAGGGAGGGATTTTTTATGGTTTTAAATCACGGTAGTTTATTTTCAGGAATTGGAGGTTTCGACCTCGCAGCCGAATGTATGGGATGGAACAATATTTTTCATTGCGAATGGAATCCGTTCGGGCAAAAGATTCTGAAATATTACTGGCCAAATGCAATAAGTTATGGAGACATTAAACAAACAGATTTCACTATTCACAGAGGAAATATTGACATCCTTACCGGAGGGTTCCCATGCCAACCATACAGCGTTGCAGGGAAAAGGCTTGGAAAAGAGGATGAACGCCACTTGTGGCCAGAAATGCTTAGAGCAATACGAGAGATTCACCCGACGTACATTGTGGGGGAAAACGTTCCTGGGTTACTTACTTGGAACGGGGGATTGGTTTTCGACGAAGTGCAAGCTGACTTGGAAAATGAAGGGTACGAAATATGGCCGGTTATACTTCCAGCTTGTGGCAAAAATGCTCCCCACAAAAGAGAACGAGTTTGGTTTGTGGCCTACTCCGGTGACGAGCGATGCAACAACGGGAGCAATAATAGGGAAGAACGACACCTTCAAACAGACTGCCGGACTTCCACGGAAAATAAACCAGAACGGAACGGATGGGAGCGTAGGATTAGCGAGGTTAGTGAAACTATTACCAACACCGAACGCTTCGGACAATCGGGACAGGGGCGGACCAAAGGACAATGCAGTGAAAAGACGTATAGAAATTGGGAAGCAAGTTGGACTAACGCAAATGGTGGATGGCCAACTCAACCCTGGGTTCGTAGCGGAAATGATGGGATTTCCGACAGATTGGACGGAATTACCGTTTCTGAATGGAGCAAAGAAAGCCTAAAAGCCTACGGAAATGCGATAGTGCCACAAGTTGCACTGGAGATATTTAAAGCGATTTCAAAGGCCGGGTCGGCCAGGCAAAAAAAACAATGAAAACGGGCAATTATGCACAAACTTAGCTATGAAATACGGCAGCAATACCATAAACACGGTGTTATGCACCGTGCTTTCAGTACTTTGAAAAACTGCCATTGCATCAGAGCTATTAAATTGATTTTTAGCATGGTGCATAACGACCGAATAAACTCACCATACACTAAATAATTAATTACTAACCAATTAAAACTAATCTATTGTGAAAATATTAGAAAACTACACAAGAAAATTAAAGATTTTAGGGATGGCCGAAAGCACTCAAGCACAATACTTGAGTGCCTTTAATAGCTTCCTGGAATATTTTGAAGGTAAGGATTCAAGGTATATTTCTAAAAACGACATTTTGAATTACCTGGAATCATTGTATGATCTTGGAGTATCTAAATCCTATATCAATTCACGCATTAATGCCATTAAGTTTTACTACGAAAAGGTTCTGGATAATCCGAGAGATACTTATTTTATTGACCGGCCTTTTAAGGACCGTAAATTGCCAACTGTATTGTCGATCGAAGAAGTAGATTTAATTCTAAATGCCATTCCAAATTTTAAGCATCGGTGTATTATTGAGACAATTTATTGTCACGGATTACGAATATCCGAAGTAATCAACCTGAAAGTGCTTGGCATCGACTCAAAAAGAGGTCTTCTTTATGTCAGGGATGGGAAGTTTAACAAGGATCGGCAAGTTGCATTGGATGACGAGTGTCTGCATAATCTTCGTAGATATTACAATCAGTACAAACCTGAGAACTGGTTATTTAATGGCCAAACGAAAAACGGACAGTATTCAGCAACTTCAATTCGTAAGTTTTTACAGAAAGCGGTTAATCAAGCAGGAATAACCAAAAATGTAACTCCACATACCTTCAGGCATTCTTTTGCAACCCACTTACTCGAACAAGGAGTTGACATTCGTGTTATTCAGGAAATTTTAGGACATGCAAGTAGTAAGACAACAGAAATTTATACGCATGTATCTACCCGATACATTGGAAGGGTCAAGTTGAGACACCGGATGTCAGCTTAATGGTTAAATTTCTTTCGGATGAATAAAACATCGTAGTACAAGTCCGGGCCTTTCGGTAAAGTCAAGCACCCTTCTTTTTTCAGCAACTTCAATTCCTTCGCGCCCCCCACTTGAATTGGTGTTTCCATCTATGGTTTTGATGTGGTCGTGTGCATAGTCAATGACTATTCCGGCATGGCCCGACCATTGCATTTGTCTTTTAGCATTAAAAGAACGCCACACAGCGATATTTCCCTCCTTTGGGGCGTCATCTACCACAAACAAGTCTGATCGTTTAAAATTAGCCTCCGTTTGAGCCACAGAAGCCGAAAACAATCTATTGAGTTCCGGTATCATCATTGAATCGTATTTGGCATACGCCAGTTTCCAGATTACTTCACAATTGAGCATACACCAGGCATAGCCTTTCTTCCACCCTATCGTTCTAAACAATTCCTCCGGGTGCATGTGTGTTAACGCCTGAATCCCTTCATGATCATAGAATCCTGAATTACCTGGTTTCTCGGTCAACCCGATAAATTGGTTGGCTATTTCAATGATTTTATTCTCAATCATGCTTTTCATTAGTGCCTCTAAAATTATCGACTCTCAATAGCTCTTTAAGACCATTGTTAAATTTAAAATAAATAACATCGGAGTTATTGGGGTTCCTAATTGCTTCAACATCTGCTGAATGCTCAATATTATCAAGATAGACGTAGTTTCCTCTTGAAATGAAATTTTCTAAAACATATCTTTCATCTATCTTATTGTCTAATTCTTCTTTCAGCTGCAGAATGTCTTTTTTATTTTCGGCGGCTCCCTGCTTAGCATTATACGCTGTTGCCGTAGCCGGACCTGCAAGAGCTATTGTCAGCCCAAGCATTGTAAGCATTGTGCTTATTGCAACTATCATTGTTCTATGAACGTTTTTTTTAATGGAGGTCATATGCGACTCCATTTGTTCTTCTATCAATGCTAATAAATAGTCCCTTTCACTGTCACTCATAATCAAAGATGTTTATTTCGTAAACTCTATTTTTGTAACTTTTTTCTCTCCACAATCCGAATAAGCCTTAAATTCTTGTTTACCTTTCCACCATAAAAACCCTAAAAATCGTTCTCTGGTCACTAATAGTTGAATTGAATTATCTGATCGTCTTTCAATAACATTTAATCTACTTTCGGGATCGTGAGAAATTATTTCTCCTTTCATAGACCAACAGGAGCCTTTAATATTTGTCGGAATTCGATATAGTGGTTTAATATTCTGAATGATGATTGGAGAGATCGTATCTTTCGGTTGAATAATCTCTTCTGGTAGTCCCATCTCTGCCGTTTGAGTAGTCGTATCAATATAAACCGTTTTAACTACTGTTGCCGATTTGACTTCTTTCAGTTTAATGTTGTACTCCTTCCTGATTGAATCAATCTTTTGTTTAGCTTCAAGATTCGATTCTTTATACTCTTTACGAGTCAGTTTAAGTTCTAAATCCTTATCTTTTAAAAGACTTTTTACGTTGGCTGTTTCGCGCTTGGCTGTTTCCCTGCTCTTTTTATACAGATAAGATTGAGCCGAAAATGCCAAAGACAAGGCAATTATTACACCAATAAGTGTTTTAGTGAGCATGTTCATGATATTGGCTTTTTGTGATTGGAAAACCACTCCGGAACTGTAAGGCCAACAAGACCAAAGGCAAGACCAACAATAGCATAAATCACAATCTCATTAATTTGAGTGTTTACAGCCGCCCGATTTAACATCCATAAGCACCAGAAAAATCCAACCCGTTTACTTGATATGCTTCCAGCCTTATCTTCAACAACAGTTGCAATCCACTTTACCATTCGTACAAACCAATTTTCTGTTTTCATTGTCTTTATGTTTTAACTTTTTAATAAAAAATATTTAATTCTGCTATTCATCTGCCGTTGTCCGAGGTCTTTTTTTCATTTTTAAAATCTAATTTGTAGTTACTATAAATCCTTTCGCCTCTAAACTAGCCTTTGCTGCTAATCCATTATAGCCGCCAGAACTACTATCTGGGGCTGCATTAGAACCGGCTATTGAAATTCCCCTGCCGGTATAATCTCCACCACTTGCTTCCGAAACTACAAGCACAGATAAATCATATAAAATATGATTCACTTCTTCGCTTGTGAGATTGTTGTTTGATAATTTTATCTGACACCCATCAACCTTGACAAGGTTGATTATTCCAGAAAAATTAATATAACCCAAATCACAAGCACTTGCATCAAACAATGAAATTGTTCCTGTTGAAGCAGGCAGTAAAATAGAGGTAAGGTTTGGATTTGAAGATAATCTAATTTCAGCCCCGGAAGCAAGGAATGCAGGTATCATCGATAAATCAAGCGTTCCTGTTAAATTGCATGAATAGGCATAAATTGTTCTAATTACTCCTGTTATACTTGAGTTGATAGTAAGACTCGTAAGACCTGCATTACCGTGTACCCGTATATCTGAATAAGAAGGTGAAAAGGCTGAAAAACCTGTTAAATTAAGATTTCCTGTTAAATTACAATTGTACAAGTACAGATATCTAACATATCCAGTTATAGAGTTTGAGAAATTTATCTGTGTTAAATTTGGATTCGAAAACAAATAAAACGAGCAATTAGAAATACTGGTAATCATCGATAAATCAAGCGTTCCTGTTAAATTGCATGAATAGGCCAAAAAAGAAGACCAATCGCCTACTACTGTCGGAGAAATTAAAATATCTGTCATTTCTTGATTTAAAAAGGCGTATAAAGAAAGAGAGCTTAGTTCTGTTACTCCTGTTAGGTCTAGAGGACCAACAATTTTTGCATTATCAACATAGATTCTTGATAAAACAGGAGATTCTTTTCCGTATAATTTTGCAGCAATCAAACTACCGGATAGCGGTAATGATAAATCATTTTGATTGTAATCTATTCCATCGACATTCCATTTTAAAACTCCAGAATCATTATTTATGTCGGTTATTAATGTCCCATCTTTATTCGTTTGAAAATCAGCCAACAGTTCCCATTCATTAGATATTCCTACCCAATCAATATAATCCTGACTCTTACAGCTCGAAAATATTGACAATAGGATAAACGATACTAATAATACTTTTTTCATGACGTTAATTTTTTAAATAGTAAATTATCACTTTTGAGCCGGTTCCGGCAGTTGTACTTCCAACCTGGTCGATGTCTATAGTCATTTGAGCATCATCAGCTATGGAGCTGTCCGAAATCACATAAGGAGCGCCTGCTGTTTTGCTTGTTGTTTCCCCAATGTCGATACTCAGCTTTGTTGATAGGATTGATGTACCACCCTCATTAATATCTAGAACCAAGTTGGTACCACCCGTTGCTGTTGTTAAGCTGGCTCTGAGTTTTGTGATTGTACATGCTACAGGCATTCGAAATGTCCTGATTGCTGTTCCAATCGTTAAATCAGTTGTTTCGTCGCTCAGTGCTATGGTGGTAAATAGGGTGTCGGCACTCGATCCACCGCTTAATGATGATAAATCAACTGTTTTTGTGGCTTCACCGTCATTCTCAACCGATAGCTGTAAGATGTTGCCAGCTAATTGAAAAACATCAATAGTTTGATCATCAGTTCCGGCAGTTGGCAAGTCTGCTTTTGTTGCGATAATTGTAGTATCTGCTTTTAATGGATTACCTGAAGTTCCATCGCCTGTCAAGGTATTATCGCTAACTACAGTTTGTACGCCCCAATTATCGCCACCAGCCGTTCCAGTGCTATCAGTCCATGAAACGGTATTCCCATTTTCAATTTGAAGATGGAAGGTTTTCGTTCCTGCGTTATAAGATGAATCGAGTGAAAGAATTTGGTCATCGGTAATGGTTGGTTTATTGATCAGGCTATTGTAGTTACCATCAAAGTCGTCCGAAACGTCTTTATCCCATCCGTCAAAGGCAGCTTCGTTACCGGTTGGCTCACCTGTTGGTATTGGCTGTTCTATTCCACCTTGTAACTTAATCAGATCGATATAAAACCCGGCATGTTCGGTATCTGCTCCGGTTTTTCCCCAGCTAAATACAATCGAGTCAACATCGGTTCCAAAAATACCCAGCTGATCGATTGTTAATGAAACGATTTGCCACTGTCCGGTAGCTGATTTATCTACTGGCAGTGTTACTCTCGGTGAAGCAATCGAACCTGAATTAAAACATTGTATTCTTAAACTGTGCCGATTCGACATACTTTCATTCAAATAAATAAAAAAGGAGAAGTTGGTATAGTTGGTTTTATCAATAGCCGTAGCGGTTGAGAAGGTAATTACATCTCCGTTTGATATCGCACTAACACTGTCGCTCTTTACCCCGTTATAAGCATTAGACGTATTGTCAAAATCATTAATAACTCCGGTCGATGATCCGGTCCATTCAATGTTTTCATCGTAGATAATTTCATCTTCAATTGTTCCACCACCCGAGCCTCCGGGAATAATAGATCCGGCCGGAATCCATACCTGTGTTAACTCAATCTGGTATTGCGGATCAGCTGTAGGCTTTTGCGGATTAGCTGCCGGAACTCCTGCAACAACACTAACTTGCCCGAGTGTATCAACAACAATAATATCAATTCGTGAATAAGTCGGATCAGCATCGGCAAGCGTAACAAATTCAGATGAAGTTGTGTAGAATTCGCCATTTATGTAATACGCTGCCGGGCTGACAGCAAAATTCAAGCTGTCAATCCAGGTAACATTACCCCCCTCTTTTAGTCCATCATACTTAAACAACTGAGTAACGGTATAGGTGTTTAGTCCGTAGTCGTATTTGAGGTATTCAGTGTTAAATACTGAATCAATTTCAGTATAGATTGTGTCTATTCCATTACCGGCTTCAATGGCATCAATTTGTGTTTGTAAATTGCTCCTTGAATTATCCAGGTTGCCGAGTTCGAAAGTTGAAATAATGGGGCTTACAGCTATCTTCCCTTCGTCGCTTGATATCAAAGCTCTCCCACTGTTGAGATTATCACTCGCCACAGTTGATGCAGCCCCATTAATTATATCTTGTTTGCTATCTAATGAATCCTGAAGATTTGTAATTTGTGAAATCGGGTGTAGATGACTACTATCTTTAACAATTCCGGTTATTAAGTTGCTGGCATCGAAATATTCAAAAATAACATCGCCATAAGTACCGTCGTCTATAATTCCACCAACGGCATCTTGCGCCATTTCGTCGTTATAGCCATTGGATGTAATTATTTGCTGATTGATGTACCATTTAGTACCAATAATCGAGGTGTCTACCTTTAGCGGGTCAGGCTCTGTTCCTGAACCAACAAGCGTTGTGTCGTGGTGTACAATAAATGATATTTGCGGCAGGTAAACACTGTCGATCACGTTAGCCCCGCAATAAGCCCTTAAATATTCATCAACATCATATGTCAGGCTGTCCAGGCATAAGTTAGACTCTACATTGGTCCACCAACCATCAATGCGTTTAATGATCTGACCATCGGCCGGAGTTACATTGCGCCCAAACTGAACCGAGTCGCCATTTAAGATCAATACCGTATCAATAACGGCCTGTTCTCTAACCTTCAAAAAATAAGCATCTCTGTCCTGTGCTTTTGCCGACAGGATACTTACGAATAATGCTATGAGTAAAAATGTTTTTTTCATGTTGTTATAAAAAAATGTATTCAACAATAATCCCCGTTAAGTCAATGCTTTCATCAATGTAAAATGAAAACCCCTCGGTGCTCACATCAAGGTTTAGTGGAGTGTATTTAATGTCAGTTGTATTCCCGTCGCCATGTGTTCGCACCTTGTAAACGTTAAGGTTTCCCCTGCCTATTGGTATGTCGTCAAAAGCAAACTCAAAATCAACAGCTACATAATGATCTGTCAGCCCGGTAAGGCGACCTTTTTCGATGTGTATTCCCCCGCCAAGCCCACCGGCGCCAGCTAGTAGTTCGCCCAAAGAGAACCGCTTTGGTTTCGACCAGTCAACATAGTCAACCATTAAGAAAATATTATCCGGATCAACATATTCAGGGTCACCCTCTCCATACTGAATATAGAGTGGAAGCTCATATGGCCTGGTCTGCGTTATCGGATTCTTTATAATTAATTCTTCGGGCATAATTTCCGCATTAAACAATTAATTTATCATAGCCTATTGGTAGGCCGTGGTAATAGTCGAACTCCTCGTTTAAGTCGCGTTCGAACTGTAAAAATTCGTTATTGTCAGCGACAAAGTAGTAATCTTCGTGCCTGTAAACAGGTGTTATTGTTGTCGTTTCATTGTCGTAGTCGTATTCTTTTTCAATGATATTTGCCATACCTAGCCCGGTGAGTAAATAATGGTCTTCAATAATCCCCTTCAGTTTAATTTGTTTCCCGTTCCGGCATTTTTTTGTGAACTTGAAATTGACTATATCTCCATCGATATAACCCCTTGACCATGTTCCTTCGTAATTTCCAAAATTTCGTAGCAGAGATGGCGTTGACAGCAAGCCATTGGGAACTTCTTTTTTTGTAATTATGCCCTTTCCGTAGCGTATTGTCTTTGATGTTCCGTCATCGATGTAGTTTACAAGCAACATCCCGTTTTCAAGTTCATCACGGTATTCAATAGCATGTTGCACATCTGTACAGATTACCTTTGTTGCCAATTCCTGTTTAAGATCTCTGTTTCGCTTGTTGGTTACAATCTTATCAAAGATCATTTCGCTTCTCTTGAAATCCTTGTAGCTTGAGTTTAGTTCTTCGCGAATAATATTACCATAAAGCTCGTCGGGGTTGAAGTCGTACTCCTTATAATCACCAACATAATTGTATCCCGTTATATTTATAATGTCAGTAAATACAAGAAACCGGTCGGTAAACCGCAAATGTTCGATGTGCAAGTTGTAATCCTCGTCGATCCACCAAATTAATGAAGGCCATTTTACCTTTAAATCTTCAAAGAAATCTTTAAAGCTTACTTTAAGGTCTGTGTTTTCTTTATCCGGATTATATACTGTTTTAAGATCGGATGTATGCACAGCGGCAATCTGGTTTAGATAATTACCATTTTTCCGATTCATCCGGTAATAGTTTTCGCCATTCTGTAGTTCCAGGAAGTCCATAAACGGGGAATCGTTCCAAAAGAACGCCGAATACACCTCTTTTGATAACAGGCTGTTATGCGTTCCGCGGTATATTTTACGGCATACATCACGAAAATCTACTGCAGATTCGATTGTTTCTGAGTTATCGCCGGCTGGATATTGCTTTATCGATGTTGATTTTTCCGACCATCCCCATTCATATTCGCTACCTCCTGACGTATCTTTTGGGTATTTCACCCAATTGCCAGCGCCATTGTATGGGGTTCTGCCCCACTTGGTATATCCTTTTTTATCTTCGGTAATATTGATGTTCGCCCATCCTCCGCCGTCAGGTTTAACCGATTCACCATTGTTATCATTTTGGGTCCAGATTTCTTCACGGGCAAACTTGGCACTCGCTTTTAAACTTCTGTATTTTTTGAAAAACTGCGTGTAGGTATTGTTATCCTTGTAAATTGACAGTTCGCAAATTTCGCCTAAGAAAAATGAAGAATTTGGATCGTCCGCAAATTTATTCATCAAATCGGTGATGTATTCTTGTTGTCCATTCTCGTCTGACGGGCCAAACTTTCCATCAGCCAGCAATGTTTCATTAGGGCTCCCATCGTCATCAAAATAATCGTCAATGTTAGGATAGTCCTTTTCCCTGATACCAACTCTGAAAAACTCCGGATAAAAACTACCATCTTCGCGCTTAATGCTTTCCAGCTTATATTCTTTAAATTTATTATCAAGCAAGCTCACATCTACCGACATGTAATTAATATCGGATGTTGCGAATTCGAGTGAAGTGACATACAGGTGCGAAAAATCAGCTTCAGAATAATAGAACAGAACAGGAGCTTTATAGTAAAGCCTTATTTCAACATCGCCCGAAATTGGGAAAGCACTGATTGTTTTATTAAAATATGAAAAGCTATCAACCGAATCAGTCGGAAGTGGAACCTTATTGGTAGCGTATTTTATTTCTTGCTTCCCGGACGATAATATCCAGGAATCCTGATCTGTATATTGGTAAGTATCCGTATCATTCGATATTGTCAAGCTATATTCAAGGTCTACATTCTCCGTAAGGTTTCCAACAACACGATAGTAGAATGATAGTTGAGACTGTGCCCCCTCTCTTAATCCTGCTACCGTTTGAGTAAGAATAGACATTGTTGGAAGGTAGTATGGCGGCAACCCTCCATCGATATAATTATACGATCCTAGTTTAGCACAGTATTTGTCGAGCAAAATACCACGGGCAATACCTGTTGATGATTCGAATCCGATTGGGAGTCCATCAAACCAATTTTCAAAATCTCCGTTACGAACCACGTTTGATGTTCCGAATACATTAACTTTTGTTTCGTAGTTTTCAAGAAACTCAGTGTATTGATCAAGTGTTGCCGCATCTATTTGGATCAACGAATGATCTTCATTTATTTTGCAATCTACCTTTCCGAAGTACCCTTTGACAACCTGAGTTCCAAGGGTGAACCTAACGATGTATTTTGTAGTTGGGGTATAATTTGGATCATTCACAATGATATCGTAAAGCCGGAAACCATTCAACGCGCTTTGCTTGTAATTGTAAGGTTTATTCCTGATCATAAACGGCTGCCATGTTTTTCTCCACGAAGGCATTCTGTCAACCATTTCTTCACCATGCTTCACCCCGTTTTCAGGCTCAACCTCAAAGTAATTTTCCTCGTTGTCAAGGCTAATATGTAGCGAGTAATTCAACATGCAGCACGTATAAACTCTTAATTTTGATTGATTTTATATATCAAAATTACTAATTTAATAGATATTATCTATTGATATTGCTGCATTTTTTCATTGAATATGCTTTTTGTTTATATATATTCGCATTTAATTGCTTTTGTGTCGCTGTGTGGAAACTTATTGCATTTTTAAATGCATTTTCGTGTTTCTAAGCTAAATGAGTTCTTTTTGGAAATGTATTCCGGGTATTGTATGTTTGTAGTGCGAGATACTTTAAATATTACCTATGATGCTACAAACATCTATTACACGACTGAAACAAAGATACAGGGGAGGCATATCGGTGCAAGTCCGCCAGTCCTTTCATAGCATCGCTTTGAAGTGTCTCGCAGTGACCTCCCCGCTTTGTTTAATTTTAATCATTTCATTATGCGAGACACAAATGGACAGAACAACCAGCCACTAACGGCTGAAGAAGTAATTAACGGCTTTGCTAAACTTACCGACATTGCCGAAGTACGAACTATTTTTACCAACCTTTTTTTAGAATGGGTGGCATCGGACACTGAAACAGATCAATCCTGCCGATCATCTGCTGTAATGACCTATAAGTTGATTAACGAACTTCTTTCAGATATTGAAAACTATCAGGAAAGGAGCGCGTCATGAATGAACTTGTATTTCAATCATCAAAAGGTAATCCGGTTACTAATTCGTTGTTGGTGGCTAAAAAATTCGGGAAACATCATAAACATGTACTCGAGTCAATTGATTTTCTCGTGGCCGAAAATTCGGCTGCCAGATTTTTTCATAAAACAACCTATGCCAACAGAGGAAAAGACTACCCAATGTATTTAATGAATCGTGACGGATTTAGCTTATTGGTAATGGGATTTACCGGAGCCAAGGCATTGCGATTTAAGATTGAGTTTATTCATGCTTTTAATAAGATGGAAGAAACACTTCGCAAAGGAATTGATTTTTCTGATCCGAATGCTGTTTTGATGTTGGCTCGTAATTGGGCTGACGAACAAAAACGAAGGATTGAAGCTGAAAAAAGAATACATGAGCTGGCTCCAAAAGCTGAATTAATGGACCGGGTACTGGACTCGGACGACCTGATTGACTTTGGACAGGCTGCTAAGATTCTTGGATTGCCGTTTGGCCGGAATACCCTGCTTAAAAAAATGAGGCAAAAGGGTATTTTATTTGCCAACAGGAACGAACCAAAACAGGAGTATGTGAACCGCGGATATTTCACCGTAAAAGAAAAGTTTATTGAACGCAATGATCATCCGGGATTTGTTGTGTTAAAAGTGTTGATTACCCAAAAGGGGCTTAACTATTTGAGTAAGCTTTTCAAAACAGACAAGCCAATTAAGAAAATGGCTGCTATTGAATAACAAAAGGGGCGTGATGCCCCTTTTGTTTTATATTTCAATTGATTAAAACTTAAGGCCAATTGTTAATCCATTTTTATTAGGTATCAGATAAGCACGTTTCAACCATCTATAGCTAAATACATGCAATATACTGCCTCCAATAATTAAGATTCCACCACCAACATTTAAGACATCAATTGTATTATTTAGATCATTTATTTTGTTCTCATACTTTCGCTCGGCTAAAATTCTTCTTTCAAGACTTGTGCCTGCTGCTGCAATCTCATAATTATAGGTATCAAGCGCATTACCCATTCCATTTAAAGCATCTATGTTTGCAATAGCAATTAAAACACCTCCTAATAATTGGCTGCTTATTCCAAGCATATTCTCCTTCTGAAATTTATATAAACAATAATTTGTATGGTTCATGATAAAAGATAAAGTATCAGACCCTATATCTCTACTATAATCTTGATTTAATTTAACTTTTATTGATCCTAAAATAGAATTCCTGTTTGTCTGTGAAAATGAATATATACTCAGACATAATAAAAGAATGATAATGGTTAATTTTTTCATTTGATTTTAGTTTTAGAAAGATTAAAATTATGGCAAATAAAACTAAAATGCAAATGGGTGTTAATTCAATTTGTTGTTTACGCTGATTGTTTCGCTGATATCGATAAAGGTAAGTTTTAACTGGTAAGTTTTATTTCCGTTGTTTTCGGTTACATCGGTCATGATGTCGTTAGCGGTATAGCTTACCGACTTCCATGTTACGGTAACTGTTCCGTTACTTTCGAGCACCCGTAGCCCGAGCAAAAACCGGTAGATATACTCGGCAGCGTAAACCTCGAACTCGTGTAAAGGTACCAGGTTGCCGTAAAGGACTTTTGTTACGCCTCCCCTTGTTGCAATTTCTTCATCAACTTCGGGTTGTAGCCCCAGGTATTCCGAATTTATATAGCATTCGAATGTAAACCCGGTCAAATCCATGTCGTAGTAATTGCTCAGCCTTATATTTGATGAAACGGCTGTTATTTTAAGCAAGTCGTCCAGGTAGTACTCGTTGCTGGTCCATCCGAAAACATCGGTATAATAAACAACGGCGTCAATCGTTATTTTCAGGCTGTAATCGCCATCGTCGTAGCCGCTTAATGTTGTACCGGCATAAATTACTTTTTTATAGCCTGTTTCGGATAATATGGTCATTGACAACGGACTGCCAAGCGGATTATCGTTTGCATCGAGCAATTGGACTGAAGCGGTACTGGCATTGTCAACAATAAGTTGGATTGCCGGGATTGTATTTGTTTCCAGAAATATTCTGAATAGTTCAGGATTACCGTTTACTTTAAGCGACTCCCAAAGCCGCGCCTCTTTACTTGCGTAAACTCCTAATACATTGTATTGCGCCAGTATGCTCATACTACTTTAGATGTTATATATCCTCGTCGGATATAGGTTTGGCCGTTGCGCTCAAAGACTTCTTTTTTGCGCCTTGTATTGTCTTCAATTTTTTTGAGGTACTTGTTGGTACCCGACATGTCAATTACATTGTCGTATGTATGGTTAACGGCATAGTCTGCCAGCCACTTTTGTGTTTCGTCGTGTGGGATAATTGTTGAGCCGATGTATGATTTATCGTTGTAATACGTAGGCTTGTTGGGGGTAATTTCAACCGTCCCATCCGGTTTAAATATTGCCTCTGAACCTTCGTCACCCGCAATAAATTCTTTTGGTGCACTGTCTGTTCCCTCGGCAAACTCCGGTATTGGCGTAGCAAGTACAGTAGCCAGTTGTGCGGCTCCTAGAACACCTATTATTATTGAAAGAGGAATATTTGGCAATGCTTCGACAATAGCTGCTGCTGTGTTTAGCGCGATGGACAAGGCGGCCTGTGCTTTCTCGGCAATGGCCTGCCGCTTCATGATTTCATTTTTCTCTTTCTCGTATTTACGTTCGGCTATTACCTTTTTTTCAAGGCTATCTCCTGCTGCAGCCACCTCGTAGTTGTAGCGTGTTTCTACATTTTGCAATTGCCTGTCGTAAAGTGCCGAAGCAAAATTAAACCCCTCCATCAATAATTCTTTTGATTTCTCGTAGGTCTGCTGCCTCAAATCCTGCTTTATTTTCTCGTTTTCGGCAAGTTTTTGATTCTCATTTTCACCCTGTTGCTCTCTTAGTCTTCGTCTTCGCTCAACGGCACGTTCGTAGGCGTTGGTTTCGGAATCCATCGATTCAATGGCAATATCAAGCTGCTTGATCTCATTAGCAATTAAATCATCAGTTAGTTGATCGTCAATTCGTTTTATTTCAGTGGCCTTACCTTTTGCTGCTGAAATTTCGTCTTTCGCTTGCGCCAGCCTTTTTATGTAGTATTCATGATTAGCCGCTTCAGCATTGGCCAGGGCATTGTCGGCCTCTTGCTCGTTGACATTATTTTTATCCTTCTCAATTTTTTCAAGTTCTTTCTGCCGTATTTTTTGTTCATCGAGAAGCCTGTCTGTTAAATTTTCTTCGACCTGTGTTACCAGTTGGGCTTTTTGAGCAATTAGTTTCAATTCTTCGCTTGTTCCTTTATCGGCATATTTCAACTGTTCATCGATGAATCCAATTCGCATTTGTAACAACTCCTGGTCGTTGTCGAATTCAGCCTGTCTACGTTGGTCGGCTGTCAGCTGTGTATTTTGAAGCAGTAATTGTTGCTGTTGCTTGGTTTCTTCAAGAAGTAATTTTTGTTGCTCTTTCAGCTTTTTAATTTCTTCCTTCGGATCACTAGTGTCAATGTCAGGAGTTTTCGTTTTTGTATTTACCAGGTTTTCAAATTCAGTAGTAATGGTGTTTATTGCTTTAACTATCGCATCACTATCTTTTTCATAGTCCTTGCGTACATATTGCAAATCAATACTTTTGGTAAAACTTCCTCCAAGCCCAATTGCCTGGTTGAGTTGCTCAGCAAATTTTGTTAAAAATCCGGGTTCTTGTTCTTGTAATTTATTTATTTTCTCGTTTACATCGAGCCGTTCTTTTTGTAAGTCACCAATCTTTTTGACTAATATCTCCCTTCTTTTTTCGACATCTTCCGTTTTTACCATTTCATCGCGAATATCGCTTACAATCTTTGCGCTCCTTTCTCCAATTGTATCGGCATCAGATTTCATTAAGGAATTTATTCGCTGTATGGAGTCGGCAAATGAATTATAAATTGAGATTAACGGCTTACTCGCATTCAGTTCATCAATAAATCCCTGCCATGCCAATGTAAGCCTGTTTTGTGCAGCAACCAATGTGTCAACACGATCTACGCTCTCGATACCAAATGACCGTTCTAATTCTTCTGCAAACTTTGGCAGTACCTCGGCAGATAAAACCTCACCTTTTTTGAGCATTTTATCAAGTTGTGGGATGGTAACATTAAGTGCTTTTGCCATGATACCAAACGCACCCGGAAGACGCTCACCCAATTGCCGGCGTAATTCTTCGGTTGTTACCTTTCCTTTGGACAACATTTGTTCTAAGGCCAGGAATACACCTCTTAGTTCATCGGTACGAAGTCCAAGTACTGACCCCGCTTTTGCTGCAGATTCGAATATTTTCTGTGTATCCTTTGCCGATAAGTTGGATTGCATGGCAGCGGCACGAAATTTTATATATCGTTCTGTTGTTGATACGAGTTCAATACCGTAAGCCTCTGTTATATCGGCTAAGAATTGCTGTGTTTGAGCTAATTCAATCTGATCGGTAATCACTCGTTTCATCGCAAAATCGAGCGAGTCAAGTGTCGCTGTTGTTTTGATGATACTGGATATTAATTCGCCCGCTTTTGCTATGCTAAGATAGATTAGCAAGTAACTTTTTAGCGACTTAATCAGATTGTTAAAAGATCCTAAAAGACCTCTGTTTGAAGTAACAATTCCCTGGTTTGCTCGTGCTTTTTCTCGTGCGGCACGAGTAGCTTCCTGTAATCTTACTTTTTCTTCGATTAATTTTTTACCTGATTCCGTTCTTAATGCGTTTGACCTGGCAATCGTTTTTTGCAGTTGTGTTTCTACTCTTAACCGTTCCTTTTCGGCTTGAGATAAGTTTCGTGAATTCGTAGTAGCTTTTTTAGACAAGCTAATTATTTGAGACAACGACTCAGCTCCACCAACAGATTTACTAAGCCGTTCGCCCTCGTCGGCTACGCGCTTAAACCCATCGATAACTGGCTGAACAGCTTTTGCTATTTCAGTTAGCTCCTGCTTAATTCCAGCATCAAGTATGTCTTCTCTTCTCAACTGCCCTGCCATTACGCTGTGTTTTTAGTTTTTTGCTGTTCTTCGTTTGCCTTTACTTTTTGCTGCTACCTGTGCTTCGGCTTCGCGTTTCTGCCTGATATCGTCCAGGTAAGCAACCCATCGTTCAAGGTTTACTTCGGTTGTATTTAGCTGTCGGTTTAAGCTTCGTTCAACACTGGCCAACATTTTATAAAAGGTTGATGCTTCGTGGCTGTCGGCCTTTTTACTTTTCCGGTCGGCGGCTGTTTTCGCAAAGTCCAGCTTTGTTTCTTTTCGAAAGATGGCCGACTTAATTTTGTCCGGTTCTGTCGCTTTTATTTTAAAGTACTGCAAGACCTCATATCCTTCATCACTTCCTAATTCCACCATGTGTAATGCGGCCTTGCAGCTTATTATTTCGTTTTCGAGCTGGATTATTTTTTTCAGGGAACGCTTAAATTTCTGAAAGCTCTGTTTGTTTGTTCCCTCGTAATAATACTCCTGCAGGTCGAGCCAGACCTCATCCAGTTTTTCAGGACTTACCTTGCTTTTTGGGTTTACTTTTAGCAGTTCCCTGTTTCCAGTCTCCATGATCTGGTAGAACAGCTCCACGTTTATCTTCCTTGGTGTATCGTACAACGGCACTTGGTTTTCCGGGGTAGTCTTTAACTGGTTTGAACCGGAAGATTTTGTACCTGTTTTCGACTGTTTGGAAGACGGCCTGGTCTTCTCTTGTTTTTTGAGCCTGTTCTTTTGCAAGAATTTTAACATGGTCGATGTTTTGTAATTTCAGATTTGTCATAACACTTCATTTATCATTGATTTCCAAATAGCGAAAGCCTTTGGATGAATAAGGCCATTAGCCTTATCGGTTTCCATTTTTTCAAGCCTTCGGGTTAATTTTTTCTTGTATTTCGATTGCCATAACCTGTCGGACCAATGCGGATTTTTGCTTGCCCTTTTCAGTTCATTGATCATATGCAGGTATTTGGTTTCCAGTTCGTGTCCGTTTGTTTTCATTAGTCTTCGTTTATGAGGTTATCAATCCGGGAGTTTATTTCCAGTTTAATTTCATTGAGCTTGGTTTCCAGCAGGTCTTTTACCGGAATCTGATCTTCTTTACCTTCCGACATTCTTTCTGCTGCTCTGTAAAAAAGATTCCATAGTCTTGTTTCGAGTACTTCCAGGTCGGCTAATGACAGTTTTTCCAGTTTCATGGTCTTTAGTTTAAAAACATGGCATTGTGTAGTGCCTGTTTAAATTCCACGTTAATTGAGTTGATTAAAATAACCCTTGATTCTTCTGTTAGTCCATAAATGGAAGAACCGTATTTTGCTTCCAGTTCAGACGCTTTACTGTCGAACGATTCGAGGGAAATGCCATAAGTACCAAACCCGGCTTTCAGTGCTTTGTAAAAGTCGCCGGAATAGCGAAGGTCTGTTGTTGGGAAAATGTTATAGGTGTCGATGTACTGTTCTTTAAACCCGGCATACTCGATATTTTGATAGTCCGGCATTGCCGACCCGTCAGCACGTTCGCCCCTGCTCAACTGATCCCTGTTTAGTTGTTCAATTTCGTCAAAATGCTTTTCCAATATTGGCCTTAACAGTTCCCAAGGGTCAATATTCAGGATGTTATTTTGAAATTGAATCAGATCCATCGCCAGTAGCTTTAGATAAGGATGCCAGAATAAAAGGCATCCTTATTTTATAATTATTCTATTATGCAATAGTTACCGTTGCTGCCCCGGTTGATTTAATCAATAAACCATCGGACACCATGTTTGCAGGTGTTTTCAGATCCATTGTTCCGGTGCTGAATGCGGCTGCCGAAGCGAATGTATAAGTACCATCGCCATTATCGGTAAATCCGGTTTCAGCGGTCCATACGCCTGCCGTTGATTGCCAGTCGGATTCAACGATACCCTTAATACCTATTTTTTTGACCGACCCATCGGAGTCTACCCCATCGCTACCGAATACGCGAACAATAATTTCGCTTGCTGTTGGTGTCCCAACCACTTCAAGATCAACGTCAATCAGCGGTTCAAGGTCGTTTGCTTCCCATGTAGGTTCAATAAACTCACCGTACATATCCCACTCGCGGTAATTATCCATATCGAGGTAAAGCGGAGTAAATGCCGGAGTTGAGCCATCGGCAGGAACTTCTTTCATCCGGCCAATGTTGATCATATCAGTTGAAAACCCTTTGGCTACTCCACCATCGTTGTAAAAACAGATTTTACCGTCGCGCAATGGCCAGTAAGTTAAATCGGCATTGTTGTAGTCTTGTTGTAGAGTACGATGTACCGATAAAGGAATGTCCAATTGGAACATCATTCTTGTTTTTCCACGTTTCAGCAATTTTCTGTTCCCAAGTGCTGATTCATAAATGGTGTCATCTGAAGATTGATCTTCGTAACTGTCGAGTCCGTTAAGTGGCATCACTGTTCCGGCACGAATACCTGCAATCCAAGTTGCTTCTAAGGCAAGGTCAGCAATGCTAGGGGCAAAATCAGAAGTAGTGAGGATAACGCCATCGATAGAAACCATTTCGTTATCTTTTCTTGTTCCTTTTACACCCAAATTGCCGTAGCTTGCGCTTGTTACTTTTGCTACTGTCATTTTGTATAATTTTTCAAGTTTTTAATTTCTGTAAACCTTAATACTGAGTTCTTTTAACTCAATGGCATCGATAAAGTCTATTCCATCATTGCCGACATCTTTTTTACCCCAATAGAGGTGATTAATCGGTTTGTGAGGGATAGATTTATGATCGATGTGTAATCCCCGTCTACGCTTCAGGTGTTTTAAAAACAGGTCGTAAATGGGTGTTAAAATGGTGTTGAATGATTTTTCGTAACGCTGAGTGGCCTTATAGCTTGAACTTGAATCGGTCATGATTACAATGTTTAACTTTGCTTTTGACCGGAACAGGCCCAGCGGACCCTCTGCTTCAAAATCTTCGAAAAGCGCAATCAGCGGGTACTTTTTAAATTTGTATTGAGCATCTTGCGTCTTCTCAATCAGCGTATTTACAATCTCCAGTGGGTGACCATGCAGGTAGTAGGGTTTTTCGTTGTTTTCGGGGTCATATTCGGCCCTTACATCATCGATAACAAGACCGATTAGATCAACAATATTCTGAACCTCACTATTTACTACATATTCAACTGTCATATCCCAAAAGCATTTACATTCCTGATTGGGGTAAATACCCAATTGGAATAGGTTTCAACATTGGCAAGCAAAAAGTTGTAGGCAGAAGGTTTAGCATTAAAATGCCGGTAGTCTGCGCTATTTAAAAATTGATAGTACCTTTTTGCTGCTGCCGGAATTTTACCGTATAAATCCAACATTTGACTGTGCACACGCACCATTTTATTTAGCGGGCTAACTTTTTGAGCATTTTCGCTTTTTGAAGACACTTCACCGATTCCGGTATATTCTGATTCGTGATTAATACGATGGTTATAATACACGTAGTAGGCAATCAGGCTTTTCTTTTCGGTATTGATCAGCCCGTTCCATTTTGTGTTTATTGTTTGCCCGTTCCATGTAAATGAAAATTCGGCTCCATCGCGTAAGTCGATCCATTTTTGAGCCAGGGCAACATAGCCCTCGTTCCCTTCGCCTATTGCGTCGGCAGTTACCGCATCGGTAAACTCTTTCCACAGCTGGTACCCTAACAATTTCAGGAGAACTTCATTCTCATATTCGGTTACCGCATCTGTGAATACACTGTTAAGCTCCGGCTTTTCGCTCAGCGGAACGTTGATATCACGAATAAAATATGTGGTGTCTATTAAGCTCATTACTCAGAAAGCTCTCTCAGTTTTTTCTTGTAAGCATTTTTTACAACCTGCCGGGTGTCGTCTTTGAACTGTTCCAGATCTTCGGTTTTTTCAACCTTTTCAATCAGTTCTTTCACCTGGTTGGCAGTTGGTGGTGTCGCATTTTCTTCTTTCCCTGAATTTTCAGGATTATCAGTTGTTTGCGGCTCTTCCACCAGATCGTTGTTTTCAACAGGAGGTTCTTGTTCAACCTCCTGCTTTTTATCTTCTGTCAGTGATACCTTCAACCCGTATTTAGCCACCCGAACACGACTGGTTTTAGCAATTATTTCGAGTTGCCTGATATCACCTTTTATGGTCAGAGTTCCCATTATGCAGCTTTAATTGCAGCAACAGCAGTTGAAAAATCGCCAACTACAAACATGTACTTGTTGTAGATTGGGAACAATACTTCTTCCTGGATAATTGCTTCAACGTAGTTACCCAATTTCTCCTGAGTAGACTCAGAGAATTCAAGCACAAGCTCAGAGAATTCGAGCAAGGCGGCAGCCATGGCCCAATCGCCAACAGCAAACTTACCGGCTGGCATTGCAGTAGTTTCTACCACCGGAATACCGGAGATTGTCAATATACCGTTATCCAGGCGTTGCACATCGATGTAATGTTCATCATTACCTTTCAAGGTCTCGATAAGCGTAGCATCAATTGGGTTAAGAACAATACCGCTGGCTGTGTATTCTTGTGAGGTAACCAGTGTTTTACCTACTTTAAGCGCATCAATTTGCTGTGCGGCAGCAATAGAGCCTTTAAACGGACTGTTGACAACAAATGTCCATGCAGAAGTATCAGCTTCGGCAACGTAAGTCAAATCAATTACAATTTGAGTAGGACTGATAACGTATGCTTTATACGCTGCGTTATAAGTTGCTTCGGTTGCACTTGCAAAGGTGATTGTTGAACCGTTTTGAATGTTCTGATTAGCTGCAAACGTAACTAATGTTTTAGCTCCGCTATCGTAAGAAGCTACGCTGGCTACTGAATTAGCGGCACCTGTAATGGTTGTGTTAACCAAGGTTGCAAAATCGGACGCTACTTTACCAATACCCAATACGTTATTTCCTTCTCCGTCACCCCAAAGCAATTGGAAGTCTTCGAAAAATTTAACCAAGGCAGGAAGTTTCTGCATCAAGTGATTCAAAATATACTGAGTTGATTTCAGCATGCGCTTAGAAATCGGAACGTGGGTTCCAATCCGTTTTGCATCGGCAGTTGCTTCGCGAACTTTGAACGAGCTTTCGGCCAATGTTCCATTTTCAGTATTCATGCCAATTGCGCGATTCCAGTCGTAAACCTCGGTAAAGGCCAAGTATGGAAGGTCGGTTGGCATAACAGTTAACAGGTCGCGAATATTCAACCTTGTCACCTTTGGATGATCAACTACGCGGCTGTCTCTTGATGTGATATGCACCCGTGAATCTCCGGTATAGTTATCGGTAATAGAGGTTGCTTTGAGGCTGAATGACGCTTTTTTCTTACCATTGCTATCAACAAACTCCTTAAACTCATCGGTTGAAAGGATATCGCCAATTTCTTTACGCAATGATTTGTCATCGCCGCCCATTCCACCTTCTTCAAACTCTTTCAGTTTTAAGTTGCTTTTCTTTAGCGACTCTTCAAACTTTTCAAGAGACTTTTCAAACTCAGCAAATTTTCCAGCATCGAATTTTTCAAGTTTGCTGGTAACTTCCTGAAATTTTTCGTTGAATGTTTTTTCATCAATCAACCCTTTTCGGAAGTCGGCACCAAGATTCTGAAACTCTTTTTTGAATTCGCCAATTTGCTCTTTGTTTTTCTCTTTAATATCAGCAAGCAATTTTTCATGCTTCGCTTGTTCTTCAGCCGTTAATCCTACCGGCATAGTCATAGCCATCATAATTCCTGCTTCGGTACCACCTGCCATAAAGGAAATGGTAATTGCTAAAAAGGCAAATAACCCCACCAGCCAGTAGTTTGATTTTTTACCCATTCCAAAAAATAATCTTCCTAATTTCATTGTTTTAATTTTTAAGATTTTCGATTAAAAAGTCATAATTAATTCCCTTGTGAGTGCCTGCTGGCGGCTCGGTATATTGTTCTTGAGTGCCTACTGGCGGCTCATTTTTTGAACTCACGCTTAATGTTGGAGTAGCCCAATTGCTTCCCTTGGGGACCGCACTACCTTCGATGACCTGAGCATCGCGAACAGCCCAGAAAAATCCGGAGTTGTCGGCATCTTCTTTATTTACTATTTGCGAATAGTACTTTTCCCAAGCATCATGTTCAGCTCCGTAGTCTTCGTCATTTATGCAAAGGATAAGCTTAATATAGCGCATGCCTACGCTGTGGTTTCTAACGTACCCCTTTTGGTACTGATCGAACATATAAGGGTTTCTTGCCCGTTTAATTGTTGATTCGAAAACCAGTGCTTCGGTATCACCTTCGAATTCGTACCCGAGTTTTTCCCATGTATATGTTTTGGTGTAAGCCTTTAAGTCGTCACCATCTGAGATTATTTTATCGAACTTCATTTGATGTTCCTGAAGGTGCATAATGAGCTTGTTTTCCTTTAAGCTCTTATGCCATAATCCGGGAATGTGAACATCTTTATGGCTATCAAGAAGGTTTGTTGTATTGATGACAACCTTCACTTTTATTTCATCCGGATTATTGTTATCGTTATCTTCGTCGGCCTTATTTGCTCCTGTGTTTTTGGCAATCTTTATGCACTGAAAAGAAATTGCGTCAGCACATTTCATCTCTGCTTTTTTTTGAGCAATAAGACTGTTTTGGTTTTTCACCAAAAAATCAAATAGTTCCTTTTGTGTTTTAAATTCGGGTATTTCCATCACTTTCGAATTACATCATTATCCCTAATCTCTTTTTCCTTATCCTTGATCAGTTTTTCTTTATCAAGCTTTTCCTTTTTCTTATCCTTGGTTGTGTTTATCGTGTGTGCCATATCGTTAAGCGTTTGGGTTTTCCAATGAGTCGTTTATGGTATAATTGCCTTTGATTTTCTGAATTTCATCCATTGACATTTCGGTAATTCGCTTGTTACCCCATGAGGTAGCCGGTAGTCCTACGGCCTGTATCCAGTCGTTATAAGTACAAGCCCCTGCAAAGAACATTTCCTTGTATTGAGCACTTACAAACTTGTTGGTTTCGGCCTTGTCTTTTTCGTTTTTCTGCAGCACCGGGATGTGGTCGAAGCTGACTATGTACTCATAGTTGAAGTCGCGGCATTTAAGCCAGTTATTAATATCTTCCCACCGGTCTTCTTCTTCCGGGATGGTTGTATTTTGATACATGCGTCGTTCGGCCGTGTCCTGATTTTCAAATGTGGCCCCTTTCATGTAAAGCTTTACCAATGTTTCGGGAACATTATAGCGGGAGCAAACAATCATGGCATCGGAAGCAATTTCGTTTAACAGTCCGAGTTTGCGAACATCCTGATCGATATGATGAACATTGATGTTATTTTTTGTGACCATGAACTGGCTTTGCCCTTCCATGAATCCGTATTCTGTTTTCAATGATTCCTGTACCTCTTCTTTCTCGGTGTCGTCCATTGGCATGGTTCCAGCAACGCCATCGGCCTGAGCACTTGAAATAATAGCCCTCATTCCCCGTTCCCTGGCGATAACATTACGGCTTTCGTAAGCTATTTTAATGTTTGACAAGGCCCACGATAAAGATTCCTGCCGGGACTGACCAAGCACCATATCGGTAGATCTTGTAAATCGAACGTTTGGCTCCTTCCGGTGTAAAATCTCATCGGGGTGAAATTCTTTTGTATATACTCCTCTGACAAACTCCCATTTGCGAATAATCCCTTCCTTGCTTGTGCGGTCGAAGTATTTGCCTGTAATATCAGGGATCATAAACTGTGACCAAACATGCCACAAGTATTCGACATCTTTAATATTAATGTCGTCTGTGCCGCTGTTCGCGTAGGTATATCCGTTGCCAAATACATCTTTAAAAATGGATGCCAGAGCCAGAAATTCTTTTGTAGACTGAACCGGGTTTGGGTTGTTTTTTAGCCGGAACATCTTTTGGACAATCTTGTCTACACCTTTACTTTCGCGGTATATTTTATCGGTAAATATTTCTCCGTTCCTGATATCGCGGACGTAAATTCTGGCATTTGAGGCATAATCAGCTTTTAAATTGATTACCGATGCCAAAACCGGATTTTCGCAATATTCTTTCTCGAGCTGAGTCATTGTGCCAAGCCTTGTGAACATTGGCGTTCCGGCACCTAAGAGAACTTCTCTGGCTGAGCTTATATTTAAAGGTGATAACGGGTCGGATTTTGCGACAATAGCTCCACCCAAAATTTTCTCTGCCAATTTATGCCTTAGTTTGCTTGCCACATTGATAAAATTTATTGTGCATTGTAAAATTATAGATTTTTTCTATGATAATGAATATTTTCATAGATTTTATTTATTTATCAATGTCGTGAAAGTGAATTAATTGAATAATTGGCCGTAGAATGTTCGAACAACATAGGCCAGTCCTGCAATTGAATCGGGAGCGTCGTCGCGCTTTTCCTTCCCGTTTTTAAGGTATCGCCAAATTTGTTTCATGAATTTACCATATTCTGAATCAGGAACTATCTCGGCACGAAATACGAAGTGATCCTTAATGAATCCTTCCTGTGATAAGATTCGGATGAGTTTATTGGTTGTATTTTTAACCCCATGCACCTTTGTAGACATCTTACTTTTACCGGATTTTGCCAGTCGTTTATTGATTACATTTTGGTAAGCCGGTATATTTTTACGCAGGTCTTTAATATGCAGCGACCCGGCGTTGTTGGCTTCTATAAATACTTTTACCGGGGAGTGGTCGCCAACAGCTACGATTATTCGGGGTTCGATTGCTGAAAGGTTGTCCTGTGCGAAAATAACATCGTGAATATACACTTTGCCATTAATTATTTTAGCCATTGGCATGGAGTAATTATCTTCTCCTTCGTCGGCTGTATCGCCATAAAACAGTTCGATACCGGGCTGCTCCATCATTCTGTCGAATTTTATATCATCGAGGTATTGCAGTTCGCTTTTTGCAAAGCACAGTCCTTCTTTTGGCTGTGGATCTTGCATGAATTGGGTTTCGAAGTGGGTGGTATTTTTTAGGCGGGCTTTTTTCTTTTCTTTGGCAATTTCTTCGTGGTTTAACTTAAACGGCCACAGCGGATCGCCTATTTTAATCCCAGAGATATCAAATCCGTATTTTTGGGCTGTTTTAATTGAATCTTTATCCCATACGACCGGCAGTTTAATTACTTCCCATTCGTCGGGTTCACTTTCCATTAGGTAGCCGCATAAGTCTTCGGGATGTAGCCGCTGCATGATAATGACGATGGGGGTATTTCGACTATTTACACGATTTCGGATGGTATTTTCAAATCGTTGGTTTACTTTTTCGCGTCGGGTAGTGTAATCGGTATCTGCAGGTTTTATGGGGTCGTCGATAATAATGGCTCCGTTAAATCCCCGTTTATCGTCAATGCCATCGATAAAGTTTAAGATATCAATGTCGGACTGAATGTCGGTTTGGGTATCGTCATCGTCAACTTTCCCGGCACCAAACCCGGTAACCTGTCCGGCCGCTGATGCCACATAAATACTACCACCGGCTTCTGTTTTCCATTTTTTCTTTGCCTTGGAGTCTTTTTTTAGTTGAACATTCCCGAACAGGGTTTTATATTCATCTGATTCGATGATATCCCTGATTTTCTCCGAGTTTTCGAGTACCAGGTCATCGGAATACGACAGGTGCATGAAATTGCTTGACGGATTTAAAGCCAGGGCATATGCGATGAAGTTGATAACGGCAAGCTCGGTTTTTCCAAAACGTGGAGCGATGTTTATAATTAGCTTTTTGCATTCGCCACGCATAACCCGTTCGAGTGCATTTGCAATAATTACATGGTGTGGCCCGACCATAAATTTGCGCTTATGGATTGCCTTAAAGAAATAGCGGGTGAAGAAAAGCATTTCTTTTTCGCACTTTACCTTCGCTACTTTGAGTCTTTTTATTTCGTCGGGCGTAAGATTTGACATAGATAAAACTGATAATCTTTAGCAAAGATATAGATTTTATCTATGTGTTTTAGTATTCGATTGATTTTATTGATATCGCGGATCTAATGTAAGCTGTACTGTTTCATCATCTTCGTGCAATCGAGTTGGGAATACAATAATCTTTGGTCCGTCTTTACATTTCCTGTTTTTTATGGTTTTATCAACCCATTTTTGAGCTTTTTCTTTTTCTTCTGGAGTTGTTGGCATTCCGTAAGGGTCGTCTAATAAAGTAATATGCCGTAATTCTATTCTGTCCATAATTTTTAAAGGTTAGGAGTAATCATACTATTTGAAATAAAAATCAAGCAACCCCTAAGCGTGTCCTCTGACAAGAATAGGGATTGCTGTTATCGTGAATTGAACGTGTGTGCTTAATTTCCGATCCATGGGTTGTTCCACATTCTTAGCCGGGATGAATCTTTAAACAGTAATTTTTTGCGCTGGGGTACGTTTTTAATTCCTACAATATTGATTGTGATATTTCCGGCAAACTGATTTAATTCGTTCACTTGGCAGTACCCATACAGTTTTGTATCCCAAAATTTCAATCTTACTATTCCAGTGTCATTCAGGGCAATTATACTACTGTCAATGCCTGTAATATTGACAAGACTGTTCTTGTAAGAAATTAGATGTAGCTTTGCCTGAAAGCCTGTTGAAAAGCTTGGCACCGTATCTCCCTGGCTTGTCTCTGTTACATTATCGAACATGTATAAATCAAACAAGTCAGTCGTGAATGTTTGATTTGTGGACAGACTGTAAAACTCAGCATAGACATTTTCATTTGCTGGGACACGAAAATCATATGATTGCGAGAAACACGCTATCGAAAGCGTAAGCATCAATATGGATAGGATCTTTTTCATTTTATTTGGTATTTTTTAATTTGAGGTGTGTTCTTCCCTGCATCATTCTTCAATCATCTTACATCCACATCAACCAACACCACACCTCAAATTATTTTTTTATCGTTAATTGTAAATTCATAAAAAGGATTCAACAAGCCCTATAGGTGAATTAGAAAGAGTAAGTGCCGACTGGTACAGGTGTCACATTCATGTCACACCACTCTCCTGCCTTTTTTATTACTATTTCATCCCTGTTTGTATCGTAAAACATAGCTCCATTTTCAGCATTTTTCAGAGCAATATAAAGCACACACTTTGCATTCTCTGGGTTATTATCTGGGTTATAAGCCGCATCGGCTTCTGCGATCGTTTCGTATGTGCTGTTTAAGTCAGTTGTCGGGTCAATCCTGGCAAGCGTAATTACATTTTTCAAATCCCATTCACCATATGCAATCGCCTTGTCGCGGGTAAATAAAAAAGAATGATCTCTTACGTCCGACCCAACCTTAAACCACCCATACGACGCCGCACTATGCGTGTGTTCTGTTAAATAATAGTATAACTCTGCCATCGGAATTCCTCCTAACGTATGCTTATTAACAAGCATCGTTATACGCTTAATTTCATCCGCAGCATATCCTTCAAACACATGATACCCCCAGCGCATGAAATTGGTATTAATTCCGCCTGCAATTACTGTCCCTTGCGAGATTAGCTGTGTTAAAATTTCGATTGGCTTTGGAATTGCGGTTTTGTCGACACCAAACACCAGCCGGGGTTCATCCCACCCATTCCAATTAGCGTTGATTACAGGAGCAAGTATTTCTTTTAGATTATCCTGTATTTTTTGGGCTTCTACCCCCCATGTTGTGTCTGTTATTTTTATGTCTTTCATAAAGAGGTATTTGAATTTAAAGGTGTATCAGAGTTCAAAACTGTCTGAGGCTTCAACAGCCATTCAGACAAAAAAAAACCATTCCCATCATTATAGACATCGAGAACCTGCTGATCTGTCCATGCAATTTGATTTAATGAAGCCCAGTTCATGTTTCCTTCCATGTGATATAGATCGCCCCCGGTGGAGTTCCCTAGAATCAACGGAGCCGCAGAAAGCTCTTCCGTGATAATAGCATTTCCACTCTTTACAAGTACACCGTTAGCGAATAGCTTAATTGTATCATCGTTAATGACAAGAGTTACCATAGTTGGCACGTTTAATGGTATTTCAAACGCACTCTTGACTAATACATAGTTTCCTTCATCGTAGGTAAACACCTGTAGGAAATGATCAATACCCCATCCAAATCCCAATCCAGTACTGCCTCCAACAGTTCGAGGTATTGTGAAAATTCTTTTCATAGAGGCTGTGGTAGCATCAAGAGTTCTTTTAATCCATGCGTTAAATGTGATGTTATTGTATGATGTCAGCAAGCTATCTGCATTTGGGATTTCAACATTCCGAAATGGATCTGCAAAATCAGCTGCATAGGTGTCAATTACACCAGCATTGCCAAGTATTCCTGCAAAAAATGCTTCTCCGTCATTCCCTTGCGCACTGGCATCAGCTGCAACCACTCCAGATTCTTCGTTTAACGGAAGAAAAAACACAATTTCGTTTAACAGGTCATTTGACGGAACCTGGTTCAACAATGCCCCTATTTGAGCGTTTTTATTGCGACCTGTTATTTTGCCGACAACCTTGCCTGCTATTTTAAATGCATCGCTCATAGGTTACGATTCTGAGGTATTTATGTCGATATTACCGACACTTCCAGCTTCAGGAGTTACTTTGACCTTTAAAAGTGCACTGTTCACCCCGATATAGTTGCGGCTTCCGGCACTGTTCCCGGCCAGCTTAAAACGGATAGGTCGGTCGGCTCCATCAAACAGGGTTTCGTAATTTACCCCTCCATCGTCCGAAACGAGTAATTCCAATTCAACAACTTGCTTTTCGTCCACTGCTCCACTGATCTTCCACTGTATTCGCACATTGTTTGCATTGGCTACGGCTGTTGATAGCACTTCACCGGTGCTTAAATCGAGATTGTCTACTATTAATGGCATTTCGAAACGTGTTAAGTTATAAATACTTTCTATCTATTTTCAAAATTACATAGATATTCTCTATTAAGCAAGACAAAAAAATGCCATCCTTTAAAAGACAGCATACAAAAACACTAAATAATTGGCGTGGATTAATCTACAGAACCATTTAACACGACCGAATAAATGTCATTCCCAAGGGGGCTGCTTTTTATCTCATGTCCTGTTATTCGTGTAAATTCAGCCTTGAATTTTTCGATATCCATTGCTGCAACCGCGCATTTATCTCCTGACTTCAACTTTCCAAGAAGTATAAGCGCATTGGAATGTGTTTTCCAAACGTTATTTCTACGCCTGTGATTAATAATAAGCTCGTTAGGAGGAGTATCTAAATACGCCAAGCGAAATTTATCGCTGTTCGGATATTCTTTTTTCATTATTTCTACAAAATCTGAAAATGATCTTTGTGGATTTTTATTCTCCATGATTACAAGTTTATGAAATTAAAACGGTAAGTCATCCTCCTCTTCCGGAGCATTATATTCTTCCGGTAGATCTTCCGGGGATTGACTGTTGCTTGTTTCTTCTTCCAACGACTGTACATTAAATGCATTGACGTTATGGTACCAGCGGCCGTTGAATTCCCTTGACTCAACATCGAATAACACCTTAACCAAATCGCCTGTCTTCAGGTTGTCCATGAAGTCAATATTGTCGCCAAACAGGTTAAAACAGATCTTTTTAGGGTATTGATCTTCCGTTTCAACCAGAAATTCACGTTTTTTCCACTCCTTACCGGCCTTAGACACACCTGACTGTTTATCAAATATCTCCTGGATACGTCCTGTTGCTTCGTAGTTACTCATGGTTTTATTATTCCTAAATTTTTAAACTATTCCCATTTCATTTAGCTTATTAAAACACCGCATCGTTGCCTTTACATCTTCCAGTGAATTGTGAGCCGGAAACGTTTCATTAAACAGCTTCAAATACAGTTCTTCAAGTGTCGGAAATTTACCGCTTCCATTAGCCTTTCTTGCCCCTACATACTTCATAGACTTGTACATCGTGTCAATACGCTTGTATTTATCCAACGCCTTGTTTGTATCAGCAAAGAAATCATCATCAACACCAAAATTCCGGATTACATTGGCCTTAATAATCGATGTGTCAAAATACATGTTGTGACCAACGATCTTTTCAGCACTCAAACAGTCGTGAACAAACAACGGAATCACATCCTTAAAAGGAACACCAAGATTCATGGCCATTTCATGCGTTATCCCATGTATCTCTGTAGACGATTCTGGAATAACACATCCATCAGGCTTGATTATATAATCGTGAAATACATCTTCAAACCACCATGACAACTGAACCACATAAGGGAACGTGTCATAATCAATTTCGTACTTAGCCCCCTTTAACGGTAAGCCCGTTGTCTCTGTGTCGAAGAATAGAATGTTGTCATTCATAGCAAGTCGATGTTTACATACACCAACAAATTTATAACTTTTTTGCATACTTTACTGCATCTCATCTATTTCGTTATACTTTTTGCAATATCATATCAAATGAAGCCAAATAAGCCCTTTTAAGAAACTATCGGTTTTCGTGCGACTAAATACTCCTATGACTGGATAAATGAGTTAAAAATACATGGGGCTGCTAAAATAAGGCTGGATTATTGATTGAATTAATCGGCTTTAAGGTGGTGGAAAATGTTACAAAGTTGTGGAGGGTTTAGTTTGATTATACGCCCCAATAGGAATAAAAGCGTTTTCATTTTGGGGTGGGTACCCCTGGGCGGCTCCTGGGCTTGGGTTCGTGGATTATTGAATGAATGAAGGGTTGATAGCTTGGGCCGGCGGCGATCGATACCGCATTAATTCAATCAATCAATATACTTTTATCCTCTGACTGTCAATAAATTACTGGCAGTATGGCAGTGTTTTAAAATCATTCACATATTCGAACATAATAATACATAGATCGCTGTATTTTATTGATATTCAGCATTATACTGTTTAATATATTGTTTGTCTTATAGTTTGTATTGTGTTTAGTAGACATATATTATTGATAAACTAGAGTTTTGTTTTCCCTGCGTGGATGCCTGCCTAACACGTTGATATTGTGACATATACGAAATACATATAAATTACTGTTTATTGTTAATTATATCGCTGTTTTTAATACCTTTTTAGCTATTTCCTGAGCATGAAGCATATTAAACAGAAAAGTCCCAACCTCATAGAGATTGGGACTACTAACCTAACTAAAACTAACTATATGAAAAAATCAAACGCTATCTTCTAAGTCTTCATTTATTCTTTTCGCTTCATCCCTGGACATTGCAACCCCTTTTATAGTCTGGTCATTGGATGTAATGTCTTGTTTTTGTTTCAGTCCTAATAGCATGGCCGCAATTGCTGGATTTGCTTGACCTGTAGTCGCATTGTCGGTCAATTCAGAATCGAATAAATCACACACGTACGCGAAGGATTGGAAAAAATCTTTATATTTTTCGTCCTTTTCGTAGTTCCATAACGTTTTTCCGTCAATACCTAGAAACACTGTAAATCCTTTACGTGAGGGGATTCTAGGCCGTTCAATGTCTACGACATCGCCACCGCGTGGACCTGATTTAATAAGTTCTTTGACGATTATAGGATTATTAGTACAATATTCAATATAGTTTTGAGCAAGATCGATTATTTCTTCAGGGTTTTCGAATAGCTTATCTCGGCCGTGTTTCTTCCGTTCCTTCCAGTATTCGTTGTATTTAGGCGCTCCCATTTCGTTGAGTTTAATTGTTTAATTCAAAGATACTGCATTTAATAGATTATATCAATACTATTTGCAGTATGATAGATATTTAGTATCAATTATACTGCATTTTGTTTGTTTTTTTACTGCATAAAGTTTCGTATTTGACACAAATGTATTATCTTAGTAGTAACAAATAAGGGAGTTAGCGACAAACAGCGGCTTCCAAGTCTTCGCAAAACATAGACATTAAACATTGCATAACGGTACAGAGCAGATGACCGGATACGATAAAGTATTATCCTGCTTAATGTAGCCAGTTTTTATAACTGATAGTCACAAGCCTATTGAATACAGAGTGAGCGAGTTAATAACCTATTAAAACAAAATATCATGAAAACTGAAAAAATTGATATCAAAAACTTCAATCAAAGTAAAATGGTAGCCCGTTTACTGGTTCTTCAAAAAGACTTTAGAATTATGGACCATGAAAACAATGAACAGTTACTTAACTACTGTGAAGGAATAGCAAAGGAAAACTTTGTTATTAACGCCTATCCTTTAAAAGTCTATTCTAATCAACTGGCTTTGTTCTTTTTGGGTTCTAAAAAATCAGCTTTCACACAATTTGTAGATAACCTTTAAAAAATACAATCATGAAAACATTAACTATTTCTGAAAAAATCAAAGTGGCGGCTTTATTCGCTGGAATGGTTCTTATCTCTCTCTTCACTGTATTATCTGTTTTAGATTTTTTCAACCCTGCTTTATTAAGAGGGATTTTGTTTTAAACCTGTAAAAAACTCTAATATGTTCGAAATAATAGAAAATAAAAAAACAACTGCTATAAATGAGCTAAAAAACTATATTTTTCTATTAATTTAGATCAATCTAATCGCACCCGCAGGGAATTTATTTAAACCCTTAAAAATTAACAATATGAAACATTCAGCGTTACAATTAGCAAGACAAATCGTAAACGACAACAAACAGTATATTGATGGAAACATTGCTGAGTATATGATTTTAGAAGTTGATTCAAACGACAATAACTTCTATCAATATCTTACCGATGAAGAAATCGAAGAAATGAACGGAAATCCTGAAAAATGGAATGAACTTGGAGAAGAAGTTCATGCAATGCTTCGTGAAAACTTTGATTTTGACATTACAGAATTTGAATACTAATGAAACGTAAAAAACGTAATAATTAAAAATTGAAATCATGAAAAACTTAACAGTAACTCAGAAAAAACAAATTGCAAAATTGGCAGTTGAAAAAAGCGAAACTATTGAAAATGGTACAATGCACATATATTCAAATGGTTCAAACTTCGAAATATTAATTAATTCTGAATACCGTGACGATGAACACGAGCATATTGCTTCATTGAAAGTATGGAATGAAAGCAAACCTTATACACAGGCTGCTTTTATTCGTCAACTTGAAAATAATTTCTAATAATCCCGCAGAAACTTAAAAATTAAATATCATGACTACTTTATTTCAAACATCAGAAAAAAACGCAAAATTTAGCACTAAAGGAAATGGAACTTTTGGTAACGTAACTCGCACAGGATGGGTAAAAAGCAGATTAGGAGAAGTTAAAAAACAGGCTATTATTGAAGCATTAAACGATAGCAACGTAGACCAAGTTTACAAAAGAGGTAATAAAATTTATGCTTTTCTTCTTAACGGAACTGAAACGCAAATAGCATAATGATTGAACTAATCGAACAAAAAATAAAGGAGCTTTACGGAAGTAAGGCTTTCTATCCGGTTCAATGCCGGAGCAGCGGCAAAATATTATTTAATAATTTAAAACTAAACATCATGAAAACTTCAAAATTCTACATCGGAAAATTTAAAAACGGTCAAGACTTCGCTACTATACTTGATTATTTTGGACATTCAGAAGAAAAAGAGGCCGTGGACGAATTAGTGAAAATGTATAAATCTACTGAATTTGATGAAGATGATTTTGACGGTGATTTAAGCGAAGAAAGTTTGCGCGAGCATCGCCAGTTTAGCCAAGATACTACGAATTACGGTATATTTGAGCTTTCAGAAGATGAAGAAACCGGCAAACTAGAAGCAGCAATAACACGCACATGGGGCGGCCGGAATTTCGACACAAATCAAATTTGATCTAAAAAATAGTAAGAGCTTTATTTATTACTATTAATCCCCGTATTTATTTTTATATATACGGGGTTTTTAATGAGCTAAAAGGGTGCCAACCTCCACAGTTGGCACCCTTTTTTAATTTAAAACATTCGAGTAAAAAACATTTTAACACTACAAAGTTATGCAAAGATTAAACACGAAAGCAAAAAGATTAGAATATCTAAGCTACCAATTTGAAAGCCTTGTAAAAAACGGCTATAAAAAACAGACTTACAAAGATGTTAATTTTTTCACTCAGGCCGGGCCTGGTTGGTTTCTTCTGAAAGTATTTCAGGGAACAAGCACAAACCCGACTCACTTCGTAAAATATCGGGATGAAAGCCGGATGAATGATAAAATTGAAGAAATAAAACAGCTTTTTGACAGTCGCGAAAAGTCAAAAGCTGAACGCAAAGCAAAAAAAGGGTTTTTAACTGGCGCGGCGGCTTGTTCTGCAGCTATAAAAAAGGAACTGAAAAAAGAATTTCCCGGCGTTAAGTTTTCTGTTCGTTCAGACACTTTTAGCATGGGCGATTCTGTTAATATTTCATGGACCGACGGACCAACAACCGCAGAAGTTGAAAAATTCAGTGATAAATATCAATACGGCCGGTTTGATGGTATGATAGATATGTACGAAAATACAAACAGCCGCGACGATATCCCCCAGGCTAAATATGTTTCTGCAAATCGTGAAAAATCGGAAGAAACAGCTAAAAAACTAAGCGAATTTTTAGAAACTTCTCTAAAAGATTCTGATGACTGGCAGATAAAGCGCGAAAAAGAAAACAGCATCTACCGGATTTTTAATAAAACATCGTTCCCGGTTGGTGGAAAAATAAAAGAGATTGGCCGAACTGGTGAAACGTGCGGACAATATGAATATTTTTACAAGATTGTTTTTGAAGGTGGCGAAGCTCCCGAGAAAAAACAAGAGGTAAAAAACAGAGATCCGGAAAAAACAGAAGAAAATGAAACTTTTGTAAGCTTTGAGGAATTAATCGAAGAAGCCGAAAAACAGCGTAAAATTAACGAGTACAACCAGCGCAAAGCAGAAAAGGCCGAGCGTTATAAAGAACTGGCAGAAAAAGCGAAAAACGAATCAGACACAGCCTATAAAACAGCGAAGCAAATAGGCGATTTTATCCCAATGGGGCAACCTATTTTGGTGGGTCATCATTCAGAAGGCCGGCACCGTAGAGACTTAAACCGGATTGATAACAACATGAAAAAAAGTGTTCAGGCTGATAAAAAAGCGGAATACTACGAACAGAAAGCAAAAAACGCTGAAAATTCAAATGTTATCAGCTCCGATGATCCACAGGCTATTGAAAAACTCGAACAAAAATTGGCCGGACTTCAAAAAGCTCATGAATTAATGAAAGAAGCGAATAAAATAGTCCGCGAAAAACACACACTAAGCGCGGCGAAGGTCAAGCAATTAATTGAATTAGGGTTTAATGAAGAACAAGCCAACGAAATTTTGAAACCCGATTACGCCGGGCGCGTTGGTTTTGCCTCTTATGCTCTTTCAAATAACAGCCAAAATATGGCAACCGTTAAAAAACGGATTCAGCAGCTTGAAAAAGCCGAAACAGAAGAACCCACCGAAATAGAAATAAATGGGGTTAAAATTCTTGATAATCCTGATTTAAACCGGGTCCAGGTGTTTTTTGACTCAATACCACCGGCCGAAACAAGAACCGAGCTAAAAAAGAACGGTTTCAGATGGTCACCCCGGAATAAAGCCTGGCAAAGTTACCGGAATCAATACCAAGTAGACCGGGCAAAACGAATTTTACAGGAGTAAAAAAATATCCTTTGTTTTATTTAATGGTTAACACAACACCCGAAAAGAAAACAGTTTCCTAGTAGGGTGTTTAAAAAACTGACATCATGAAAAATACAATCGAATTAACCCCGGAAAAGTTCCGGGAAATATACAGCAATCCAAAATTCAGAAATGAAGTAGCAAGAGCACATAAAAACTGTAATAGCGACGGAGTTTTTAAACACTTTCAAACCTGCTCATATCCGACTACATACATTGTAACAGAATCACAAATAGAAGCCGCAAAAAACGAGCTTTTGAAGGCAAAAAACGAAACGTTTAAAAAACATGAAAATGATTTGCTTTTTGTGTCGATGGGTTCCGATTATGAACCGCGTTTTAATGATGATGCTTGTAATCATCGCATAAGAACCGAGTTTTTAAATTCAGAAGGGAAACGGTTTTTCATTGAAGTAGGTACCGGACGAGGCGAAGAAATTCGGATTGATCACTCCATTGACAGGGATAAAGAAATTGAGATAAAAAACATGCTATCCCATGCCTTTCTTCAAAGAAATACTAAAAAATACGGCTCCAAAGATTGGGTAAAATGGAACGAAAAAATTAGACATCTTCACAATATTGGATCAGGAAACTATAAAGATTTAGAACGCGCCCACATGGGGCTAAAATACACCAAAACAAACGTTTTAGACCTTGTAAATAAATACTTTGATTGCAATTTCAAAAACATTGTGATTGATGGTTATGATATCTCTTGCGCTGATCGTGAAATTATATGTACCAGCCCGAAAAGAGAAAGTAAAAAACAACTTTTAACCGAACAAAAAACACTATTCTAAAAAATGAAAAATACAATACTTTCCATTTTAGGCATGGCTATAATGGCCGGGGCTGCCTTTTATTTCGATGTAAAAAATATAGACCTGCTGAAACGAATTTTTGCAGGTCTTTTTCTGGTCCCCTGGGTGCTTTGCCTGGCTTCTATTATTACTGCAAACCGTAAAAAATAACGACCATGTACCGACCTACACAAAGAAGTTACACAGAAAAAACAACGGGCCAAAGTTTCCGGATGTATCAGAATGACACGACCGGAGAAAATAAGCTCATTAATGAGAAAAGCGGCAAAAAGGCTAAAAGCTTTTTAGTATCTGCATTCACTGGTAAAAAATACCGTTTTGAAGATAATACAGAAATAGCCTTAAATGCGGGTGAATTTATATGTATTGATCCCAAAAATAAGCCGACACACGAAAAATTTTTCTTCCAAAAACGATTTAAAAAACTAATAGCATGTACGACCACCGAACAGCAATAAAAAAAGCACTGGCCGATAAAAAAATAAGCCAGACTGAATTATCCGAAAAAATAGGCTACTCCCGTTGTAACTTTAATCAATTCCTGAAAGGGAAACGCACCATGCCTCTCGATAAAATAGAGCAGGTTATGAGCGAATTAAATATTAACATTGTTTGAGAAAAATAACAAATATGGATATAGATAAATTTTTAATAGACAAAGGCGATAATAAAGAATTTAGAGATAAGTATTTTGCTGAACCAAGCAAGGAATGGATTGAAGCACAGGAAAGGGCTTTTAATGCTGCCTTAGCTTACGAAAAGAACTGTATAGCAAAATACGACTATGTAGATATGAGACCAAGCCGCCCACCAAAAAAAGGTGAAAGAATGGAAGATTTTGCTTTTAGATATGGAACTACAATAAAGGAGATGAAAAACCAATGGCGGCAAGTAGAGAGAGCGTTGGCAAATGAACGCTAACGGTTGAGGCTAAAAGCAGTTGCCTATAATAAATACTGCTTGGTAACACGCTTAGTGGCAATTGCTTTTTAGCCTTTGTTATAAGTTGAAAATTAAAGTTATTGTGTTATGGGAATAGAATACGACATTGTTATATTTAATAGCATACCAGATGATGAGTATGTTGATATTAAGGAATTAGAAAAATTCATAGAGGATGCTGAAATAATATTATCAAACTATGGAATGGCATGGTCAAGATGTTTTGTTAATAAGGTTGGCGATTCCCTACGTGGCGCAACACTTGAGTTCAATGATGGGTTAATGATTTATGGGTATGATATTGAAAGTAAACTTGTGCGCAGGCAGAAATAATTTTAATTTTTTGCTTATAACGACCTGTACAAGTTGCGTTTTTTCCAGTGAATTTGATTAGATGTACGAACCTAAAAAAAAGAAAAAGGGAGGGTTTTAAAATGACTTATAAGGATTTTATAGAAAAAATTGGAAAAGTAGTCGATGACTCGAAATTGCTTTTGAGAATACAAGGAGAAATTATATTTATTGACGGTGATTATTTTCATGAAAGTACTTTAAATAAACTTCAAAGATTACTGCAATTATATGGCGAATGTGAATGGTGGATATTAGTTTCTGACACTATTACAGACGGCGTAATGTATAAAATAAGAATTTACAATTACAAGTAATTATGAATGATAAAGAGAGGATATTAACAACAATAGCAGCAATGACTGCTTATTCCACAACCGAACATCGCGTGTTTGATGAAAATACAATAAGATGGGAGCATATCCATGAAGATACTGAGTTAAAAAAAGGTGATATAGTTTGTGGAATGACAAATCCAAATCATGAATTTGGGGTTTCATTTTTTATAGAGCGCACAGGATATAGTGATTTTCTTGTTCAGGAAATTGGCTCAAACAAAACATGTAACTACACTAATGAAATGTTTTTAGTTCTTAGAAACTTCCCTGATATGTATAAGTTATGCGGAAATGAGCATAAAATAATGTTAAAGATACGAAAAGCTCTTTATGACATTTACATGTGGAAATTTGTAAAAGTTGATTTTGAACCTAAAAAATTAAAAATAACACTAAGAGAAAAATGGACAAACAATATGTTTTCGTTTGACTTTGATTATGACTGCCCATTATCGAGAGTAACATTGAAGAGTCTCAAAATAGCAATTGAGAACGAAACAAAATCAAAATAGCTTTGAAAAAGCTAACGCGGGTAGGCTTTCTTTTTTTTATTATTAAACCACAAGCGTTGATTAAATGAAATGAAAAATGATTTATGTAGCGTGTTAGCGCGGCGAAGCGAACGTTTTTAATAATTGAGTATAGAACTTATTAATCGCTTCTTAAAAATGCACGCTAACGTTTCGGGCTAAAGTGAGTTGCCATAAATACTCACTACACTTTCAAATTAAAATGACATGAGTAAAACGCAAGAACTTATCGGAAACTCGCAGACTGGCAATTCATCTTTAGGTGTTGTTATGCCCCGTAGTTTAACTGCTGAAAACGGAGCAAAGGCACTTTTAATAGGAGAATTTTTTGAGGAAATAGAAGTGCCAAACGAAGAATATTGTGGATGTGGTGAATGTGATTACTGCATAGAAATACAAGATGAAGATGCAACTGAAACGGTAATTCAAAAAGTACCTGTAAGTTGGGATACCGTTAAAAGAATATATGAAAAGGTTGTGACTCACTATGGGGCATAACGGCTGGCGGTATGGTGTCGGTTTGCCTTGCAGACTTTTTCAACATACTACCGCCTTTAATGGCAAACTGCACTATACCGCTTGTTGTGTGTCTGGTGCGGGATTAACATATAAAACTTGATTAAATGAACAGAAGTAATAATTAAATATTTTTTAGCGATGGATAAAATAACTCTTATAAAAAGCAATGGATTTATTGATGTAATAGAATCTGACATTGAAATATCGGACGATTATGTAGATATGGAGAACATTGAGGATACATTATCAAATTATGACGATGGTATATTTCAAATTACCAACATTAAACTTTATCATGACAGTGGACAGATGGGTGATTTCGGCAGATGGGAAATAGCCCCGTATGTTTGTATTGATAATTGTAAGGTTAAGAAGTTGTGTAATATTTATGAATATACAACCAATGCAGAAAAAATACACAATAGAAAGTTAAGAAATGAAAAAATGAGAGACAATCTTCAGAAATTTGTTCAATCGTTTTCAAATAATAAAACAAAATATCAATTGTGCAAAGTTTGGGCGCATGATAGATTAGCACTAAGAGAGGTAAGCGGAGAAACATTTCAGATATTTAAAACTATACATGAATTTGAAAATGATTCATTATCTACTCAAAATATCGGTGCTATAAAAAAGTGGATAACTGAATATTTTAATGGTTTTGAAAAAAACCAAAGCGAGTGGTGAAAAAATATTTAATTATGGTCAAGTTGCTGCAACTGTTGATTAAATGCTCTATCGTAGCACTTGCACACAACGGATGGCAATAAGAATAGTTGGCTTATCCGAGTTTGCAGAAAAGTTGAATTGAAACACAAATAAAAACAAAAATAGCGATGGATATTAGAACAGAAATGCACAGCAATATAAGTAAAGATGAAGCTTATAACCTAATGGAGAAGGGGCATAAGATATGCCATGAATATTATTCGGATAATGAATACTTAAAAATGAAAGATGGTGTTATTCGTGATGAAAATGGGTATAATATGGGAACTAAACACGGAGAATTTTGGAGTAAAATACAAAAGTGGGAGACTGGATGGATGACTACAAATGCGCGGTAGGCTTTTGTTTTTATTCCTACAAATTACGCAGAAACTTTCGCACGAAGCACAGCCAATTATTTTTATTGCGTGTTGTGCTTAACGAAGTGGCGTTTTAATGAAGCACAACGTGCGAATAAACTCACCATCCAGAAACACCTTATAAATCAATCCTTTCAAAATCAATTCTTGTTTTTTCTTTAGCGAATAACACATAAGGATTCAAGCAAGAACTTTTATTCAAATAATCAACAACCTTTCGGTTAGCCTTGTCTACCAAGTCCTGATCATAGTCAATATAAATAGAGGTTGTTTTACTCCCTATTTCATGCCCCAGGGCAGCCGAAATTACATCCTTCGGAACCCCGTTTTTTGATGCTATGGTCGCCCAGCTATGCCGTGCCCAATAAGTAGACAGATTTGTAAAAAACGGGGTTCTTATTTTCTTCCCTCCTGGTCCCTTCCTTTCTAAAAAACCAATCTCTTTCAAATTTTCATTTAACCGGTGCCTGAAATCTCTGTAATCTGAATATCCATCCATCGGGAAAAGTAAAAAATCGGAGCCTTTATATTTTTCTATCAACTCCATCGCTTCTGGAAGCACTTTAATATCATACTGCTTGCCCGTTTTCTCCCGCTTATAGTTTATCCTTCCATTTTTAATTTCCTTCAAATTCACCAAATCAATTACATTTATTCCAATCAGGTAAAAAACAAGCATAAAAAAGTCTCTGTATTTCTCTTGGTGAGGTTCCACCGGGAAAAACCGAATTAAATTCAATTCTTCAACAGTAAGTGATCGCTTGGCTGTTTTTTCGCTCTTAATTTTAAACTCCCTAAATGGGTAAATGTTTTGTGATACCAACCGGTATTTAATGGCATCGTTAAAAACTGCCCTTATATTTCTTAAATGAATTGACCTCGCATTTATCCCCGATCCGGTAGATAAAAAACGCTCAAATTCCTTTAACCACCCGTAATCTACTTCATTAAACATCACCCCTTCCGAAAATAAATTAATCTTGTCAAGTGTGTATTGGTATGTTTCAGCCGTTTTAGGCTTGTTGGCCGCCGCTATGTATCTTTTAAAGTGTTCAGCCAGTTTATATCCTGATTCGTTCGATTCAGCCTTTATATCGCCAGTCTGAATGATTAGCTTCAACTCCTTATTGCTTAAAAAACGTATTTCACCCGACGAATGCAGGTTAATAATGTTTGTCTTGGCCGTTTGTAGTTTATTGCTGAACCCCTGGTTGAGCTTTCTCTTTTGCGGATGATTGACAATTTGCACCCCGTCCCACTGATTTTTCTTGAGGTATATTTTCAAATTAACTGTAAATGACCCTTTATGAGTAACAGCTAATTTTAACGGGTAAGTTCCATCTTTTCGTTCTGACCGGGTGTCGAAATAAGGTTTTACTGAAGCCAT